AGCCGCTCCGGATGCGTGCGTTGCCGGTTCTCGTTTTTCAGGCCCCCAGGCGGGGCTTCACCCATGCCCCAGGAGGGCGAACATGTCCAAGCCGAAGCCTCCCGAGTCGCTCGATGACGCCGGTACGTCCCTGTGGCGCGAGGTCGTGAAGTCGTACACCCTGCGCGTGGACGAGCTCGCTGTCCTCGAGTCCGCGTGCAAGACGGCCGACATGATCGCGACGCTCGATAAGGAGTGGGGCGCACTCGGGAAGCCGTTCCTGACGCGCGGCTCAATGGGCCAGGACGTGATCCATCCCCTGATCGGCGAGCGTCGTGCCCAGCAGGCGCAGCTCGCGAAGCTGCTCGGACTCCTCAAGCTCCCGGACGAGGTCTCTGGCGCGGTGGGCACGAACCCCGCACGCGCCGCCGCGGCGTCTCGCTGGAAGCATGGCGCGTAGCAGTGGTCCGGCTCTCATCCTGGACTTCGACGCCGACTATCGGGCGATCGAGCAGGAGTACCGAGACCTCCTAGAGCGCACGCTGCCGCCGGCCGACCTGACGTGGGAGCCGGTGCGAATCGGCCCGACGTGGCAGTACGACAGCGGGTGGCTGCTGCCGGAGGCATCGCTTGGTTGGGGCTTCCTGTCGTGGACAACTCGGCACCTGACCGGCAAGGGCGGCAAGCCGTGGTGGTGGACACCTGAGCAGACTCGGTTCCTGCTCTGGTACTACGCGGTCGACACGCATGGCGTGGTCGAGGCCGACAAGGGTGAGTTCACCTACCACTCAGCGGCCCTCCAGCGGATCAAGGGCTGGGGCAAGGACCCGACGGCGGCTGGCGTATCGGTCGGCTCACTACACGCCCCCGTGATGTTCGATCACTGGGAGGGCGACCGGCCCATTGGACGCGACGACCCGGAGGCGTGGACACAGATCGCCGCAGTGTCGCAGGACCAGACGAAGAACACGATGAAACTGTTTCCGGCGCTGATCCCCCAGGAGACGCGGGACCGGTACGGCATCCAGATCGGCAAGTTCAACATCTGGTCGGACGGCGACCGGCGCCAGATAGAAGCCATCACGGCGAACCCCGACTCCGTTGAGGGTGGCCGACCACACCAAATCATCCGCGCAGAGACTCAGAACTGGCTCGCCACCAACGGCGGGCACGACATGGTCGGCGCGATGGAGGGCAACGCGGCGAAGTCGGAAGTCTCGACGCCAGCGCGCATCCTCGACATCTTCAACGCCTACCGCCCCGGTCGCGACTCGGTCGCCGAGCGCGCCCGCGAGGCGTGGGAGTCCACGCAGGGCGACAGCGCGACGCATGTCGAGTACGGCGTGCTGTGGGACTCGCTCGAGGCCCCCCCGAACGCGCCACTGACCAAGGAGGCCGCCCCCGAGGTGGTCCGCTGCGTCGCCGGGGATGCGACGTGGCTGGACACGCGCCCGAACGGCCGGATCGTGAAGTCGATCCTGAACCCAGAGAACAGCCCGAGCGAGTCGCGTCGCAAGTGGTACAACCAGATCGTCGGCACCGAGGACGCTTGGGTCCAGCCCGCCTGGGTGGACCGCAAGGAGAACTGGCGCAAGGAAGACGAGCTCCACTCAGGGGATCGCGTCGTCCTGTTCGGCGACGGCTCCAAGTCTGGTGACGACACTGGGCTAATCGCCGTCCGCATCGACGACGGCCTCGCTCAAGTACTCCACCACCAGCACCCCGGCAATGATGCACGCGGGAAGCCGATACTGGTTGATCGCGCCGAGGTGGACGCGGCGGTCACGGTCGCGTTCGACACCTACAAGGTGGTCGCTTTCTATTTCGACCCGTCGCACGCGAAGGCCGACGACGCGATCGAGGACGACCGGTTCTGGTGGCCGCTGGTCGACAGGTGGCACGAGCGGTACAAGAACCGGCTCGACAAACGCTACTGGCCGATCAAGTCCGGCCCAAGGGCTCATTCGATCGCGTTCGACATGTCGGGCACGTTCGCCCAGCAGCAGTTCCAGCCTGCCGTGACACAGGCGGCTGAGGACATGGAGGCCGGCGAGGCTCCGTACCGCGATAGCGCGGTGTTGCGCCGTCACCTCAAGAACGCCCGGCGCCGTGAGGGTCGGTTCGGAATCACGATCGGCAAGGAGAACCGCTCATCGACCCGGAAGGTCGACTTGGCGGTCTGTTTCGTCGGCGCACGAATGCTCTACCGGCTCGTGCGCCTCAACCAGAAGACGGGCGGCGCTGGCCGCGTGATCGTGCTCGACTGAGAGGGGTGTCTCGCGCGTGCAGTTCCCCTCATTTTCGGCATTCTCGACACTTTCAATCCCAGCCCTGCCGTCCCTGGCCCTGTCCGAAGACGAGAAGAACCTCATCGCGACCCTGCAAGGCGTCGCGCTCCGCTCACGACCTCAGATGCAACTCGACGAGGCGTACTACCTCGGCGAGCAGGTCATCAACAACCTTCGGATCGCTGTTCCGCAGGAGCTCGAGGTCATTCGCACGATCGTCGGCTGGGGTGCGCTCGCCGTCGATCCCTACGTCGAGCGGCATGCGATCGACTGCTTCCGGCTCCCCGATGGGACCGACGCCGATCCGTACCTGACGTCACTGTGGAAACTCAACGGCCTTGACGCAGAACTCCCGCTGGCCACGACCGACGCCCTGGCTGTAGGGCGAGGCTGGTGGGTCGTGGGCTCGCCGCTGGAGTCCGGCGGCGTCCCGCAGATCACCGTCGAGTCGCCGATGAACCTGGCCGCCGCATGGAACAAGCGCGGCACGGAGCCTCGGGCCGTGTTCCACGAGTATTGGGACTCCGAGACGCGGCGTGCGGCGCTCCTGGTTCCGAACCAGACGATTTCCCTGACCATGAACGACCAGGGTCAGTGGGAGATTGACGGCCGCGACGAGCACGACTTCGGGTTCGTTCCTGTGGTTCGCATGCCGAACACGCCGCGGACGAACGACCGGGCTGGGCGCTCTGCCATCACTCCGGCGCTGCGGTCCACGATCGACGGCGCATGCCGGACGCTGCTGGGTCTTGAGGTCGCCCGCGAGCTCTACTCGGTGCCGCAGATGCTTCTCCTGGGCGTGACCGAGTCGGCGTTCCAGAAGTCGGACGGCACGCCCAAGTCGGCGTGGGAGACGTACATCACGAACGTTCTCGCGCTCGAGCGTGATCAGAACGGCGATCTGCCCGAGGTCAAGCAGAAGACGGTCTATGACCCGGCGACGTTCACGAAGCTCGTTGAGAATGCCGCGTCGCGCGCGGCGTCGATCGTGCTCGCCCCGCCGCAGGAGATCGGGCTCTACACGCAGGGCAACCCGGTTTCGGCAGAGGCTCAGAATACGTCGGAGTCGCGCCGGAACCGCCGTGCCCGGTCGCAACAGGCGACGTTCGGCGTGGCGCTGGGCAAGGTCATGCAGTACGCGGCGATGTTCGACAACGGTGGCATCCTGCCCGAGCAGTTCCGACAGGTCGAGGCGGACTGGGTGGACCTTGAGCTGATCGACTTCTCGACCACGGCAGACGGCATCTCCAAGCTGGTTGCCGCCGGTTCGATCCCGGCGACGTCGGACGTGACTCTCAAGCGCGCCGGGTTCAACGCCGTGGAGCGCGCTCGATTGGCGCAGGACCGTTCGGCGGACGACGGGCGCATGTTGGCTCGTGCGCTGGCGAACGGCCTGGTGCCGCCGACGCAGGAGACCTCCGGTGGCAACGCCTCGGGTCTCTGATCGGCCCGAGGTTCAGCGGCAGTACGTCGCCCAACTCGCCCTGTCGGCGTCCTTGGCGGCGTCGGTCAAGCAGTTGTGGGCGGCGACCTCGCCCCTGTCCTCCGATCGGGGGATGCGGGCGTTTCGGGCGGGCGTCGCTGCTCTGGTGACTCAGTTTGCGCAGGCCGCGCGGGTGATGGCGGCGGACTACTACATGAACCTTCGGGCGGCGTCTGGAGTGCCGGGCGTGCCGACCTTGCCGCGGGTTGAGTTGCCCCCGCCATCGATGGTCAACGCGGGCATCGACTGGGCCATGCGGGACTTCATGCAGAAGACCGAGGCCGAGATCGTGGCGAAGGTCGAGGCGGCGATGGCGAAGGCTGTCCTTGACGTGGGGCGCGAGCAGATCGTCGAGGCGGTCGAGGGCGACGACAAGGCGCTCGGGTTCCGCCGGGTGCCGCGTCCGGGCGCCTGCTACTGGTGCATCACCTTGTCGCTGCGACGGTCGACCCGTGGCGGCGAGGGTGACCAGCACCTCGGCGTCTACAAGTCCCGCGCTTCGGCCGGCCAACTCCCGCCGAACGCCAAGGGCGAGGTCAACCGCTACCACAACAACTGCCACTGCGCAGTCGAGCCGGTGTTCGCAATCGGAGACGCCGAGATGCCCGCATGGCTGCGCGAAATGGACCGCCTCTACGAACAGGCGACCAGGGACAGCCAGAAGGGTGAGCGGCTCAATGACTTCCGCCGGGCTCTCGCCGCGCTTCGTCGCGGCGAGACGCCGCCCGTCCCGACGGGTCCGGCGCTGGCGGTCGCCCCGGACATGCGCGAACGGATGCGCCTGCTGAGCGACCTGCTCGCGGACCTCGCCGCCTAAGACCTCCCGCTGGATGCGGGGAACCAACCGCCCCAGGAGGGCAGCATGACCGCAACGCCCGCAGAGCAGATCACCGCGACCCCGGAGCCGCCTGTTGCAACGGCGACCCCGACCCCGCCGACGGACACGAAGGCGCCCGAGCCCGCAAAGGAGCCCGCGCCGACCGCGAACCCGTGGGAGGACCCCGAGGCCGCTCAGGCAGAGATCGAGCGTCTCCGTCGCGAGAACGCCAAGGACCGGACGAACGCCAAGGCGCAGGCCGCCGAGGATGCCAGGAAGGAACTGGCGCAGACCATCGGCAAGGCCCTCGGGCTCGTCGAGGACGAGCCGATCGACCCGGCCGCCCTCACTCAGCAGCTCACCCAATCCCAGGCGGAAGCGAAGCAGGCGCGGGTTGAACTCGCCGTCTTCCGAGCCGCCGGAGCCGCGAACGGGGACGCCGTTGCGCTGCTCGACTCGCAGAGCTTCTTGAAGTCGCTCGCGGACGTCGACCCCGCCGACCTCGAGGCCGTGAAGGCCGCGATCTCGACGGCGGTCGCCGACAACCCGCGGCTTGGTGCCGCATCCGCGGAGCCGCGAGTCCCTGCACCGAACCCCGCCCAGGGGACCGGTGCCAGCGGGCGCCCGGACCTGAACGCACAGATCAGCAAGGCCATCGCCGATGGCGACATCGCCCTGTCGATCGCACTCAAACAACAGCTCGCGAAGGCCGCGACCACGGCCCGCTGAGCGCAAACCCACGAACCTAGGAGTCAATCATGGGCGCTGTTTCCGGAATGGGAACCACGTTCAACCTCCCCAACTACCACGGGGAGCTCATCAAGGTCACCCCGACCGACACCCCGCTCCTGTCGCTCGCTGGCGGCATCGGCGGCGGCAAGCAGACCGACTCTGTCGCCTTCGAGTGGCAGACCGAAGACCTGCGTGACCCGGCCTCGCGCCCCCGACTGGAGGGTGCCGACGCTCCCGCTGCCGAGGCTCGCTCCCGGGCCAACGTGGAGAACGTCTGCCAGATCTTCCAGGAGTCGGTGACGACCTCCTACACGAAGCTGGCTGCGACCGGCCAGTACGCGACGCCGTCGAGCGCCCCGTACTACACCGCCTCCGGTGAGGCGAACCCGGTCACGAACGAGCACACCCACCAGGTGATGCTTGCTCTCCAGCAGATCGCCCGCGACGTCAACTACGTGTTCTGGCACGGCGTCAAGGTCAAGCCGACCAGCAACGCTACCGCGCGCGCGACCGACGGCCTGCTGTCGGTCGTGACCGGCACTCATCGCAAGGTGGCCGGCGAGATCACGGGCCTGACCTCGGGCGCATCGAACATCATCAACGAGACCACCACGGGGCTGTCGAACGGCGACAAGATCGTCTTCACGGCGCCGCCGGCCGAACTGCGCGCCGACCGCGTCTACTACGTGGTCAACAAGTCCACCGACTCGTTCAAGGTCGCGACGACCTCGGGCGGTTCGGCGGTCACGATCGCCAACGGCCAGAGCGGGATCGCCTACGTCCCGGCGTCGGCGTCGCTGACCACGACCGGGCTCTCTGAGCTGATGCAGGTCGTGTTCGACGACGGCGGCATCTCGCAGCAGGGAACCGCGACCCTGTTCGCGTCCTCGCGACAGAAGCGTGCGCTGACCGCCGCATTCGCTGCGGACTACGCGAAGGCCGACCCCTACGCCGGCACTCGCACCATCGCCGGCATGAGCGTCGAGACCATCCAGACCGACTTCGGCGTGCTCAACGTCGTGGTCGAGCGCACGCTGCCGCCGGACGCCCTCGCGGTCGTCTCGCTGGAGCAGGTCGACCCGGTGTTCCTGAACATCCCGGGCAAGGGCGTCCTGTTCGAGGAGGAGCTGGCAAAGACCGGCGCCTCGGAGAAGTCGCAGATCTACGGCGAGATCGGCCTCAAGTACGGCAACGCGCTCGCCCACGGTGTGTGGCGCGGGCTCGCCGTCTGAGTCCAGCACCTAAGCAAAGAGAGGGGGTGCCCGATGAGCAACCCGGCCACTACTGATGACCTGGAGGCGCGTTGGCGCCCCCTCTCTGAGCAGGAGACGACCAACGGGCAGACGTTCCTCGAGGACGCCTGGCGAATGCTCAGGCGGCGCTTTCCTGACCTCGAGGCCGCTGTTGCTGCCGACGCGGATCTCTCGGCCGAGGTTGTCCGCGTGATGGCGACCGCCGTCCTGCGGGTGATGATGAACCCGGAGGGGAAGCGCCAGGAGTCGATTGACGACTACGCATGGACGCGCGATCAGGCGGTCTCGGCGGGCGTCCTCTACTTCACGGCCGACGAGCTGGACGCGATCGCCGACGAGCCGGACACTCGCGGTCCGGCGTTCTCGTTCAGCATGCTTCCGGCCGACTATCCGGACTCGCGGTTCTCGTGAGCCGTGACGGTGCCCTCGCTGCCGGTCGCGCAGCGGCCATGCAGGGCATGACCTCCA